CCGCATCCCCGGAAGACGTAGTGAGAAAGTTGCACGATCAAAATCAATGATCTTCATCAGGTACCCGTATGTAGGAACCTTGTAGAAAGAACCGGCGTGCGTATAATATAGAAATTGAGAAGATGTCCGCACGTACATTACGTTGTTTACGTGGAGATCGTTGTGTACAAATCCGTAGTTCCGTTGGGCATATGCAAGTGCGAACACAACTTGCGTGAGGCAGGCAAGCCTGACTTCAGACCTCTTTTCCTCCTTCAGTAACCTGTATAGTGTGCCTTCGCATTTTTCGAGTAACGTTGTCTGTACCTGCACATCCTTAAACAGTGCATGAGCAAACGGTTCCTCTTCGTCATCTTCAACACCGATAGGTGCGTCCGACGTTCCGCAGCTCTCGATATCAAACACGTCATCCGTGGTTGTTGAGTCAGACACAGAGACATCTTCCTCTTGAGAATCCTCATCATTCTGCCATGCAGCCGGTTGAATTGGACCCCGCGGCATATCGATGGGTTCAAGAACAGTCGCTTCAATCATTAACGAATCATCATTCTCGATTGTTAATTCCTTCTGCTGCGATGATCTATGTTGCAACGACTCCTTGATTCTCAGATCAAAAAAGTGACCAATGTTCTGTGAAAACCAGCGGCTCTCGCAAAGCTCCTCGTAGTCATCAGATATATTCAGAACGAATGTCTCGCAAAGGCCGACAAATGTTCCAAATACAATCGGAAAGTGGTTACATCCAGAATCAGAAAGAGCACAGGAAATCAGAGCACCCACATAAGCTGCATTGTGCTTTGACTGTAGCTTTTCACGAATCTCATTTGATGTTTCTGCACTGACAGGAAGACCGGACGATCCGAATTCTCCTCGCATCCACTTCCATGGACTCAGTAACATGGTCGTCTTTCGGTGAATGGTTGTCTCGGTGCTATTAAAGAAGATTGTGTCGGGTGAGGCAATTGTTTGCACCATGCGTCTCATTCTGAGACCATAGTGGAAAGGGATGCGAAACTCTTCGATTTTGAACAGAGTTTCCAGACATGGGAAGAAGGGCTGAAGATTGCGGATACCCCAATGTTTCTGAGCCTGCTCGCGTAACCCCTGAAGGTTGAGATATTTCACGATTTCTATCGGGACGACACTTGTCCGAAGTTCAGATTGCTGTTGACGAGCCTTCGGCATCTTTGTGTCGAATACATACTGAAAAAAATATCCCCGAAACGTAAGATGAACTTTGATATCCAATATTTCGACATAAATGAGATTCGGAAACGGTGTGAGATGGACTCACACAAGTCCCCGATGATTGTTATTATTGGAAAGAAGGATACCGGAAAATCCTTCTTAGTAAGGGACATCCTATACCACACTCGAGATGCATATCCAATCGGTACGGTTATTTCTGGAACAGAAGTTGCAAACGAGTTCTTTCAGCACATGGTTCCTTCTAAGTTGATTCACGACAAGTATAAGCCTGAAATCATTCTGAGTACGATCAAGCGTCAGTTGGGAATCAAGCAGGCTCGCAACCAAGGGAAGACCAATCAAGATCCCCGTGCGTTTCTAATTCTTGACGACTGCCTTTACGATAATTCCTGGATCCAGCAGGATTCGACACGATATGTGTTCATGAACGGCCGCCACATTGACTTAACAACTATGATTACAATGCAGTATCCGCTTGGAGTCACACCCAATCTGCGTACAAACATCGATTTCATCTTCATTCTGCGTGAAACAATGATTGGAAATCGCAAGAGAATCTATGAGAACTACGCTGGAATGTTCCCGACATTCGACATGTTCTGTCAATTCATGGATAGCTGTACGAACAACTACGAATGTCTCGTGATCTGCAACGGGATTCAGTCGAATCGCCTTGAAGATCAAGTTTTTTGGTATAAGGCAAAGGATCATGAGGCATTTCAGCTCTGCGATCGTTCATTGTGGACTGACAATAAGCCGTTTTTCAGCACGATGCTCCAGCAGGGAGAATTTGATCCACGGGAAGCACGTGCAAAGAAGGGTCCTCAGCTATGGATAAAGAAGAGCGGAGAAGCTCAGTAAACTCACCAATCATATTGCGTGCAGACTCAATCTCATATTCGAAGGTAAGTTCAGGCAGATCATTAGGAATATTCGGTGATGTCAAAAGATATCTCTGTGCATCCTTTCCAAGGAAACATTGTTCGGGAAGAGAGGTATCCAGACTGTAGACGGGTGTTCCTAGGTAGATTGCATGGTATGCTCTGAGAGATTCAAATACTCCATAATTATCTGCATAATGGACATTCAATACCAATTTCGATCTCCGAATAAGTGAATCTCTTTCAGCTCCAAATACATCTTCGCGACAATATGCATTAAACGGCTTCAGCTTCGACTGTCTGTTCGCAGAATATGAGAATCCACCAAAGAAGAACGTATTGATGTCCCTAGAGACAACTCCAAACTGTTTCAAGTACTCTGGATTGAAGAAATATGGCATCCATAGACCGGTCCGCCAGATGTGTGATCGTATGATCTCGAGGTTTGCAGTACTGTAGTCTGCATATAACATCTTCGGATACTTGGCCAGGATATGTACTGTATGTTGTAGGTATTCTAGACGCGTTAGCTGTTCCAGGTTCATTAGAACCCACAATTGATTTGAGGGAATCGTGTCTGGACATGGAAGGCCCGAATGAAAAAACAGATAGATACCAGGATCAGATGGCACTGATTCGAGTGTTGTCACTTCAACCGTATGACCTGCTTCACGAAGATACCATGACAGTGCAATGTAGTAGTCTCGTATGAATTTATCGACGAGTCGTATCTCTCGAACAATCCAGAACCTCATTGTATAGAATCCTTCACATAGCGTAAATTCAATGTAACGAGGGATCCAAACTGTGGGAATACAGCATCGAAGTATGGAGATGCATATTCGTGAAACATGTGCTGTATCTTGTACCAAAGTGAATCAACGAATACAAAGACGGCATACAGGAAGAACAAGCCCGTTGCGTACGAATCGATAAATGGTGCTAGTTTTGTATGCACTGGGAAGATAGGAAGACGCTCGTTCAGTAGAAAGACAACCCAGAACGATGTGAGTGCGATAATGACAATCTCAATTGAGATGTCTGCAAGTTTGTACTGCACAGTGTGCTTCTCCCACTCCGTATCGTTATTATGCGGTTGATAGTCATCGAATAAGTAGTAAAAAACATAGGACACAACTGCACCCAGGGCTGCATAGATTAATGCAAGGAGTGCAATGTTTAGAGAGATCGCAATTCCATCCAGCCACGTCATGTTGATTTTTGGGTACACGGTTTTTGCGTATGGCATTACTTACGACTGCGACGAGTTTTCCGAGAACGGCGCCTGCGTTTCCGCAACGTGCGTCCTCCCTCTATCAGGTTCCCCTCCACTGGCTTAACCAGGTTCCCCTTCTCGTCCCTCTTGAATGCCCTCACTGCATTGGTTGCACTTCCCGCGGGGGGTTTAGCAAACAGTCTGCGTGCAGACGCAGAACACACACGAAGACGCCATCCCTCCGGGTCTGTTTTTCCATTACTCGTCTCCCACTCTTTAGAAAACAAACTCCTTGCTATCCTACATGCCTTCTCCCATTGTTCAGCAGTGTATCGCTCCGGACGTGGGGGTATATCCTCCATTACTTACGACTGCGACGAGTTTTCCATGCCTTTCGGGCAGATATTACTCCCGCAGTACGCCTTCCGTCGGGTGAATAGGCACAGACGCCGCCATAAGTGCACTCACCGCATCGGGAGGAGCCGCCGCACCGCCAGTGTTCGCCCGATTCACGTCCGCACGTGCACGGTTCTCTTCCTTCTGCTTCTTGATCGCTGCCTCACGCTCTTCAACCGCAAACAGTTCAGCATTTGAGCGGTTCTCCTGGTACTTCCGCATGATCTCATTGAGATCCTTCTCAGCATACTCTACCTCCGGCATCAGGTGCTCCGAGGGATCCCACGGCAGCCACGCACCGACCTTACCGATGTAGAGGCTGTCCTTCGGGTACTTACGACGCATCGCCTGGGCGAAGACCTGGGCCTCCTCCACCGTCGGGAACGAGCGACGGACCTTCACGCCACGCACATTCGTCTGGAACCCAACCTCATTATCGAACTGCTCCTGCAGGATCTTCTCGCCGCGGAGAAGGAACGTCTGATACTGCTCGTAGATATCCGTCTTCATGACGTCCTCGCGG